GAAACGGACAGCAAGAGCCTTACCCAACTCGTTAGCGTAGACGCTGCGGATGTCGTAGTGGTTCTTTACGTCGTCGATAGAACTGAGGAACGTAGAAGCGAGAAGGACGTCGTCGATAGTGATGACTACTTCATTCTTCTTGATGTCGCTCAAGTAGCTGTTACCGCTGTCAGCGATGTTTTGACCTGGAGTGTAGTAAGAAGCGGAAGCAATACCCGTAACTGGGAACTGAGCGCTCTTGCCATTCTCGATGGTGCGCATCGTGTGCAAGCTCTTGAAAACGTTGTTTTCTTCGAATGTCGTTAATATTTCGCCAGCAAACTTCTTCAAGAATAAAGCATCAACTGCTCCACTTGAATTAATCTGACCGACGCGTGAGGGAGTGGTGTCTCCATTAGCCATGATTTATTGTCTCCTTAATTGAGATTAATGTTAGTGTGATGTTTGACCTCAACGCGTCGAGTTCGTTCGAAGTTATCCCGCGCACGGGGCAACGACTAATGTCGTCGAGTGATGTCGAAAGTGATGATGTTAGCGTCTACCACCTGGAGTGAAGTAGAAACCTACTATAAGCGGATAGATGCACGTTACGGCGAAGAGGGAAATATGTCCGCTTGTAATCGCCATATAGGCTTGTGACGCTTGAAGATCGATGAGTCCCCATAGGAATGAGTTTCGACCTTCTCCGTCAATGTTGGTTGTTGTGAGGATTGGAACGCTTGGATAGATGGTGGTAAGGAGGGTGATTGCCGAGAGCGTGCACATCCCGATAACAGCAAGCATACGCCTAGTACCGCGAACAAAAGCCCCGCCGTCTCCACCATTAAGTGTTTCTTGAAATTTAAGTGCATAGTCATTGTTCCTCGCTTCCCGCATCATTTCCAACTCGTACTTCTGCTGACGGGAGTCAACCATAGCGCCGAATACTCCCTTTAAGATTGATCCCATCGCAGCGGAACCTCCGCCTGTCAGGAACAATGTCAACAGCTCAAGCATGGTTAGATACTGGATACAGCCAGTCGGCGATCCAACTCGGCATGATACGCTTTGTCACCGCTCTTGTAGCGTGGATCTTGCATAGCCCTACTGACTTCTTGCATGGATTGAAAAGGCATGGTCGAAGATCCAGTCGTGTTGCCTGTTACAAGCTTTGGTTGACTACCGCCTTCTTCAGCTTTGTAACGAGCGTATAGCCCGCTTACTACGAGCTTTGCTTGATCAACAGATCCATTGTTTACCGTTTCGTTAAAAGTGTTCATCTCGTCGTCAGTCAGCGTCTTGCTCGCCCACTCGGACATAGCTTCGTAATCGCCGTTGGCTGCCGACTTGATCTGCGTAGCCTCGTTCTCTTGTAAAGCAGCTTGACCACGGGCATAACCATCGACCAGTTCACGACTAAGACCTGCTTGAGCAAGTGCTTCGTACGTTTCATCAGACAGCTTACCGTCGTTCTCAAAGAACTCTTGTGATGCGTCCGTGATTAAAGTCTGAGCTTGGTTAGGTTCGGTAGTAGGTTCAGTCTCGTTTTCTACCGCTTCTTCTTCCTGCGTTGGTTCTTCTCGGTTCGCTCCCAACTTCGATTCAAGTTCTCCGTAAGCTTTGGCGAGGTCTTCCGCTGACTCAAACTTCTCTGGTAGCCATTCTGGGCGTTCTTGCTCGCCTTGAGGTTCTTCAGACGTCGCTGCTTGCTGTTCTTCGGGTTCAATCTCGTTAGGTGCTGGTTCGTTTATTTCTACTTTTTGATAATCTGCCATGACGTTTGTCCGTTTTTACTGGTTGGTTGTTATTGTTCAACAGGCGGTTGTTCCTGCTGTTCTTGTGCAATAGCGTTAATAGTCGGTGCTACGGCGGGCGCTCCAAGCTTCATCATCATTTCTTGTTGTTGTGCTTGTTGCATAGCCATCTGAATCTCTTCGTCCGACTTTATAAGTCCGTCGGTTTCGATACCAAGTGCGGTTGCACGGCGTTTGAAGTAGTCACCTACGTTTACGTATTGAGCGACAGCTTCTGGGCCGACCACTTGATTAGCTCCTGCAAGGAACATATCGAGACGGTTAAGATCGTTACCACGTCCAAGCGCTTCAACACCTGTCACGATGGTAGGCTTGACGATGTCTTTTGGAAGCTTAGGCAACTTGTCCTTCTTGCTCATCCTGTCCATGAGACGGGTAACAAGTGGAAGTTGGAACTCCTGAGACAAGATTGAGTACAGCCCGCCCAGAGCGGATTCAAGCTCTTGCGATAACATTCGTATTTCCTCGGCGGTAACTCGATCTGCGTCTCTAACGACGGAGCTGTTTAAAAGGAACGCGTGACTGAGTCGGTCTTGGATCTGAGCCATAACCGTTTGAGCTACGCGAAAGTCATTGAATTTATTAAGCTGTAGTACGGATACGTCCCCGTCCGATCCCTGTACGATTGCACCGTTAGGAGCTTCAGCAAGGGTACGCGCGCGAGTAGTACCGTTCGGGTTGACCATGAACAAGACCTTGGCGGCGGCTGCTGAACCTTCCACGATTGCCTTAGTCAATGATTCTAAACTCTTTAAGTCGCCAATGTATTCTTCAACAAAGCCACGACCGTAGTCTTCTCCGTCTATACGGGTGTATCGAAGCGGTAACCACGGTGACTTGTCTATCGGGTATTCCCCACTGGAGCTTTCAATAACGATACCTTTAACGTCTTGCTTGACCACGAACTTGTCGCCTTCTCTACAGATCGACGTGTACAGGTCGCAGTTGTTGTCTTTGGATTCTTTGTAAACTTCTTGTCGTACTTCTTCTGGAAGCATGAACGGAGCAACAGTCTCCTTGACGGCGATATGCGTAACGTTCCCCATGGCATCACGCTTAACAACGTAACGGTCTGGACGGAACACTCTCATACCGCCGTCGTCGGGGAGATAGAGCAGTGCATTGCCTGTTATCAACAAATTCTTCAGAGCTTCGAACACGCCGACTCTAAACGCTTCAACCTCAACCTCTTGACTGACAGCTCGTTCAACGTCGCTTAATGCTTTCTCAAGGTCGGTACGAAGCTGCTCACCCCCTTCCTCGCCTAACTCAGCCTTCGCCTTTTCAAGCTCGTATCGGTCGATGACCAAGCGGAAGAAAGGAGCGTTAGGCGGTAGTAAAGCCATCAACAACTTGGACGAAAGATTGTTTACGCCTCTTGCTCCGATCCCTTGGTACGGCGTGTAGTACTTGGTATGAGGGCCGTGACCTTCGGGCGGCAGGACGTAAGGTATGGTTAGTTCCGACGAGGTACGACCACGATCAAGGAACGACCACCGCTGTCCTTCGAGCTGAGTGTATAGGCTTTGAGCCGTTTCGTATTGCATATTAAGAAGGAACGTCGGTGACATAAGCAGGAGCGGATACCATTGTCATGTTATTTGAGTTCGAGGACATGTCGTAAATGGTCGTACCTGAACCGTTCTCAGTTCCGTCTCCCATTCTCCACCAACCCACTAGCGAACTCTTTGAATGGTAATTGCCCGTGTTGCCACCTAGATTGAAGTTAGCGACCCCCGAATTGTAAATAGCTGTAATCTCAGCTGGGCTTAAAACCTTGTTCCAAACCGCGACTTCATTAATCATTCCGTCAAAATGCTCGCTTCCTCCGTAGTTGGATTGTCCGATTACGGTGTTTGAATAAGTAAAGTCGGCTAGTCCTGTGTTTTCAAAAGCTATGGAATCCGTAGCTCCGTTCACGTAAACCGTAGCGACCTGTTGATTCAAATTGGTGTTTTCTTCCACAGTAGCCGCTCCGTGATACCAAGTTCCTGGCGAAATAGTCGTTTGCCCCGAAGTGTGAAATTTGGCGTAGCCGTTAAAGATCAGGTGGTTTCCTGCATCCAACCCGAAACCTCTAGATTTTGCTGGAAGGTTTTCACCCCACCAAATAAGACCGCTCCACGAAATGTTCGAGTCGGTCTTGAACCACCCGCTGATCGTAAAGTTATTATCCAGATCCAATGCGCTCGACCCAGCAACTGTCAGTCCGTCATCATTCCCATCATCGAGTCCGTCATCAGAACCATCGAAATGCAGGGACTTAGCGTT